ATCAATACATGGTCATGTATTGTTCTCTCTCCCAAGGGTGGACCTGCGTGCGGAACATGTTTCTACCTGTCATTTCCATTCTGATAGTTTCCATTAAGTCATTGGTGTTGATAAAACAAGGTTTCTTTTGGCGGGTTTTTTAAATCACTTTATACTATATTAATCATTTGTGGGTTTTATGTGGGTTTTGATGTGGGTGTGATTTTTCATTATCGCACCCACATTTATTATAAGGAAAAGGGATAACCATGCAGGTTTCGCACAGTTCCAGGATGTTCAGTACCTTGACATTTTGACCACAATTTACACACTCACCGAATTTCATACATATTCCTCCTTATACGGCATTGCCGATTTGTTTAAGCACATTAAGTATTAATGGAGATACCTGTATCAATACATAACCAAGCCCGGCATTCTGGATTGTTGACCACGCCTTTTCGGCATTCCCGAACATGAAAAAGAATAAAGCGCCCACAATGATGACACTGGCCACAGGGAAAGATAAGGCAACCAGTACATCTACAATAGGATCCAATACATGAGCGAGGGACTGGAGAGCCTTCTCACCCATCCATTCCGCCGCGCCCGTTTGGATTACAGGGCCGGTTGTGGCTGCGAATGCTGGTTTGGCGAAAACTAAAGGCACTGCTGCAGATGTCGCTATTCGAGTGATAATCTTTCGTGTTTTTCTTTGCTTTTTAACTGGCTTTTTCTGCTTATATTCACCGGACATAAAACTGTTGAATGATATGGTTTGTATGCCGCGCATGTCGCCACCCCTTTATCTGATGTCATCTATCATATAAATCACATACGGTAAGCCTTGGCATAGTGCCGCTAAACGTTTCTTTCTTAGTTCGGATGTAGTAAGCCATATAATAGTAGGGAAATATCCTAAATGCCCGGACAAAGCTTTGTTCTCAAATAATCCAAAGTATTCTTTGATCTTAGCTGCGTTGGCTTTCATTTTTTGCGTTCGATCTACTTCAAGGAAATGATATTTACCATTAGATTTAAACCAAGCATCGCATACGACTGAATGCACATTATCCCTAACTTTCATTTCATTTTTCCACTCTGCCGGATTGCCCATAAAGATATAAAAATCATTTCTCATAAGAACGTGCGGCACGAATTGATTTTTTCTTCTGACCTTGCTCGAATTGACCATTTCCCTGCCTTCATTGTTTAAATAGTAGATAGATGATTCACTTTCTCGGTAACTTGCTACATAAGGGGATAGAGTGCTTAGGACACGATTGGTATTTCTTACGGATCCAAGGCGATGTATTTTCTGCAACTGGTCCCGGTTAAGAAAGTCCAGTTTCTTCAATGATAATAGGATTTGCTCCTGTCTTTGGTTCAGGGGTTTTTGCAAGAGAGACACCTTCCTTCTTTTTATCAAGGATGTAGGGTGCTATTGTTTCGTTGATTACAGAGGAATTGATTAGTGGGGTTTGAACGATTATTCTTTTATCTGCTGTCTGAAAGATGGCACGGCCTTTTATTTTCGGTAGCATCTCTGCTCCGTCTTGATCTAACACCACTCTGGAAGCCGCGCCGGATTGCACCCGGAAGCATAGTTTTGCATCGCTGTTTTGCTTGCATTGACGAGGAATAACATCGCCGGTAGGGTATTGGGTAGCGAGGATTAACCGAAAGCCTAAGCCGGCTCCCAGACGGGCAATTTGAGACATATAGCGTTGGCAAGCTTGCTTTAACTGCCGTTCTTCCTTGTCAACTGCCTCATCCGGATTCAGTTCCCCAACCTCATCGATAATGATAAAGTGCCGTTCTTTTATGCCAGCTTCTGCAACGTTCTTTTTCCCTGCTGCACGTAGTTTGGATTGCATGGACCTCATTGTATTATAGGCGTTTTCAAGCACTGCCAGAGCTTCCGCAGGCTCATATGCTATAGATACAGTCTGCTTAATGTTTTCATAGTCACAAAGCTCCACGCCACCCTTTAAATCTACAAGATGAAGTTTAACGTTTTCCGGCTGCTGTCTTATCAGCGAATTAATAATGACATTGATTAAATTAGACTTGCCGTACCTTGTAGCGCCGCCCAGAGCTAAATGAGGAATGCTTTCAAAGTTGTGATATATCTCTTCATTAGCTTGCCTGGTGATCCCGAAGAACACCTTCCACCTTTCCGCTGCTTGAAAATGCACTTCCCTAATCATTGGATAATCGTATACTCTAACCTTCAGCAAGCCGTCATAGCTTATTTCCACTTCTTTATTAGCCAATAGTTTTCGCTCATAAATGCTTTTGAAGTTGGAGAAGAAATGTTTATCTAGCTTTATCTCCTTCAAACTCTGCAAATCCTTTAACTGCAGCTTTACTTCCCTCCTGTTTATGGCCGCTTCGATTGTTTTCAACTTCGCCACGTAATCTTGTGGACTGCGCCCCAAGGGGATTCTGTACCGGTATTCTGTCCCCCAATCATAATTTTTCTTTCTGATCAATTGGGCGGTTAATGTCTGGGTCCCGTCCTTTACATTAAGACCGGCCAGCGCAAAAACTTTGTTCAGTTTTTTTGAATCGCTCCCTGCCCCGTTCTTGGACAGATGCGCCTGCAGTGCCAAGCCTCCCATCACTGCCGATGACAGCACTTCAAAAATCATTTCTCCTTCCTCCTTTATCAGCGCCACCTCTTGATAACTTATTTATAAGTTATCCCTGGTAAATGGAATAAAAAATAACACATAAGAATGTTGATAAGTAAGCATCTGGACTGTTCTCAGGAAGCATTCCAGCATGGAAATAAAGTTGGTATACAATAAGGTACGGCAGGTAAGAATGTCCTATTACCAAAAAAGCGAAATTTAATTGCGGTTTTTTTATAACCATATTACTTAGAGGATTACATAGGTAAACAAGCGAATATGTAAAATAGGTGATCATATGTTGAATTCCAATATTGAAAAATTGCTGTTAGAAAGTGGGCTAAAGAAATCATTTGTCGCTAATAAGTTGCGTGTGAGTGTGCGGCAATTAAGACATTACGAGACCGGCCACAGCCTTATCCCTATTGATAAAGCATACATTCTTGCCGATATATTAAAGTGCAAAGTGGATGATCTGTACAATAGAGAGGATGAGTAAAAATAACATGAAGGGTAGAGTTTGGAATATTGTTCTGCTTATTTGTTGTCTATTCTCGATAGTTTTTGCGCACCAATGGGGAAAAGATCGGTTTAAAGAAGGATATGACAAGGGTTATGATAAAGCTTACGGTAAAGCGTATGAGCAAGGAAGATTAACTGGGGCTAGCCAAGAGAGAAGTCGAGACACCGACGAAGAACAAAGGCTTGAGGATGCAAAAGAAGCTGGGGAAATACTTAGGCGTTCTGCTACTGAAAATGAAACAGAATCCTTCTCTGAACCTGTATCCAATGCTGTGGACTTCAACAATTATTTTAATAGCAGTGAAGAACCTGATGATTACAATTGTGATGATTTCGAAAATCAAGAGGAGGCACAAGGAGTATTTGAAGATTATGGAGGCCCAAACGAAGATCCATTTGATTTAGATAGAGATGGAGATGGTTTGGCCTGCGAATACAACTAACAAAAAGAGCCCTCTACTCACCACGAGTAAAGGGCTCTTTCCATTTAATTTGTTTGAAAGGTGACTTTATTATATCATTCGGCTTTGATATAAGCAATGTAGCCAAGTTTCTCTTTTATCTGTTCCACAGCTTTCTTGGCTGAGGTTTCACTGGAAAATACACCAGTCTTTAATCGTAAGTCTCCATGATCGTTGAAAGGATAAACCGTCCAACCTAACACCTTTTTCACTTTTGCTAATGCTTCCGCTTGTTGCTTCTCGGTTCCAAAGGTTCCTGTGACTAAGCGATAAAATTTGTTTTTTGAAACGGATGGACGTTCAACGGCAGCTTCTTTTATAATCTTGCCTGTAAACCATGCTAAGGTACGCATACCGTTGATTGTATTGAGATCCACGTTCCCTTTAATACCAGAAACTTTGCCGCCATCTGTATGCTGCCATAAATCACAGTTGTAAATTGGTTTCTGGCCGTACCGTGGAATCCAAAGGAAATCAGCCTTCACCTTGTCCATTCCATACGATTTATAGAAGTGATGACCGGTATATAATCCAATACGATACCCGGCATCTTTGCAAGTATCAATAAAAGCCTGTGTCGCTTTCACTAACTCAGCCACAGACTTACAGGTTTGTTCTTCGACATCAAGCACCAGAAACCTTGTTTGTTTAGTCGCTGTCTTCAGGAAGTCTCGAGCCTCTTGAATGGCATCCTTTTCATTCACGAATTGAGCATAGTGGTATAACCCGTAAGGGACACCATATTTCTCGGCACCTGCTATGTTATTTTTGTATTGCCTGTCCGTTGTATTGCTGCCGTACTTAGTCCGTATGATAACAAGAGAAAGATCCTTTGATGCCTTCTCCCAATCGATAACACCTTGATGATGTGATACATCTGCAATTTTCATATCCGGCCCCCTATTTCAAGTTCTGTCTCTTCAATGCTCTGTCTTGCACTTTACCCTTTTTACTTACATATGTGTTCTTCCAGACGGCATAGATATTGATAAATAAGGCTGCACCGGCAGCAAACAAAACAACAAACGCATCAATGCTTTCTTTCGTGAACCAGTCAAACGAAATGCCGATTGTGCCCAAAAACAAAAGGAGACCCGTTAGGAATCCACCGATTAGAATAGTCATGTCTTTCATGTAAGTTCCTCCTATTTCATTAATTGCTCAATGACAAAATATAGAATACCGCCGCCACCGACCACCGCGCCTAACAACTTCCAAACTTGCATATTGTTATTTTGCTTAATGGACAAGGTGTGTGTAACAAGCTCCCGGAAAAGCTGGTCCTGTTCTTCTCGCTGCTTATTGATTAGTTGTTTTTGTTCCTTCCCTTCTTCTAAGAGTGTCTTTTCAATTCTAAGTTGCCCGGTCTCAACAGACTGCATTTTCTGTTGCATATCCGAGTAGCTTTTTTCTAGGCTGATGATTCTTTGTTCGTGGTCCTGTACCATTCTTTCCATGTTTGATCCCTCCAATTTTGAGACCCCCCTTTTACCCCATATAAAAAAGGACCTCAAAAGAGATCCTTAAAACTTTGTAAATCCATCTTTGTCTACGCCTTTGTCCTTTTTGAATATGCTTACAACGAAATCTTTTAAATTAAAGACAAACCAATACACCATTGCCAATACAAGAGGTATAACAATTATGCCGTAGAAAATGGTAAGCGCACTTTCTATAATGGATGTTAAGAAAAGATAAGCTACTATTGCCAAAGGAATGCCAATAACAACTACCAGAACTGACTTGAGGCCTTTTATCAAATAATCACCACCTTTACCGATTATTCGCCTCTTTCGCCAAAGCAGTAATTTGGTTATCAATAATTTTGATTGCTTCTGCTTTTGCCTTTCCATCCATATCCATATCCTCGATAATTGCTCTTTTTTCACCCTGTAGAGAACTGATTTCTCTAGATATTCTGCCAAACTCTTTGAATTTGTCAGAATTGGGGTTATCTGAACTGTTTTTCTTCGCTGACTTTTCTTGACGTGTTAACTTATCCAGATTTGTATAAAAATCATTAACACTTTTGTTATTACCCTCAAGATTCTTCACAACAAAACGATTGAATATAGGTTTGTCAGCTAAGCCTCTATCAGGCATATCTGGTCTTTCGGTGCCTAATGCTTGCGAAACCCAATCGGTCCCAGCAAGAAAATACTTACCCAGCCCTCCGGTATACCCTTTAAAAACATGCTCCGCTTTTCGTGGAGAGGTTTTAGTTAAAGATCCGAACTTTTTAGCCAATTCACTTTGATATGGCCCGAACTGATCTTCAGGTAATAAGTCTTGTTCACGCCGCGGGACAATCGGAGAATTAAATGTAAGACTTTTGTTCCCGTACACTTCTATCCAAGGTTGGATGGCCGTTGGTATCCAGTTTGGTGTAAAAGCATCCACAATCGTTTCCCCAAAGTCTTTAAATGATTCGGGATCGTTCGTTTTAAGGTAGTCAAGTGTTCTCTCTGCAGTTGTTCCAAACAAAACACCTGCCTCAAACGGTTTAGGGAGTTTATAAATCTGACCGTCTGCTTCAAAATGCCAATATAAATCTTTATCACGCTGCGGTAATTCCTGGTACCAATCTTTATCATGATTATAATAGTAAGCAACCATAGAAGGAAGCGTTATTGCCGAAAGTGATTTAAGCGTTGCTTTAGTTGGACTTTCCTTAAAAGTTCTCGCTAATTTATCAATTGATTGCACAGCAGCATTAAAGAAAGCTGTTACTTGGTTGTATTGTCTCCCTAAATTCCCCGCTCTACTGAAGTCGATTAAATCTCTGGAAGCAAACGCAGCTTCTTGAGGGGTAGCCCCTTTTTTAATCCCTTTCTTAAATTCGCCAACACGTGTTGCTTCCTCTGTGATCTCTGAAATCTTCCGTAATGGTTCAAGTGCTTTATCGAAAGCTTTGAAAGGTAATTCTTTCGGTTTGGATAGTGTCCGTGCAACTTTTTTCAAAACCGGTTCTTTAATAAGCGTTCTTAAATCATTTTGAAGATATTCCCTATCGAGAGTCGAAAGGACTGAGTTAGCACCTCCATTATCTTTCCACGCCCAATAAGTGCTGTCTTTCTTCAAAACATTCCCTAATCCATTAAACATATCGTAAAAAGGAATAAATCCATATTTCGAGTTAATATAAGCAGAGAATTGATCTCGGAATATATTGACAGGTCCGAAGTCAGGAGATAATACCGCCCCTGTTCTTAATGCGTTTGTAGGCTTAGACAGCATTTTAATAAAGAAGTTTTGTTTAGGAGCATCTAAAGAAAGCATGGCTTTATATAAATCCTCTTGCAGTTCCATCTCTACTTTTTTACCGTCTTTATACACATACACTTTATTCCCTTGTCCCTTGAATAGGTTATCTACGGCATTAGATTCCCCTTCAACAACTTGGGCGCCGGCTCTATCTAATGTATCGGTTAATTCATCAATAGATAAACCTTTTTCAGTTTTTACTACACGTCCCCAAGCGTTATCGCCAGCATTGTCCACTAATTCAAGCAACGAACGGCCGGCACGGTTTCTTTCCGCCATGTTCAGTGTAAGGTAAGTGTTTTTGATAATACTTTCAATCGGATTCACGATTTCTTTCTGTGATCCTGTTCTTTCCTTGATTGGTTGGCCAAGATTGGCAAATGTCTTTTTAGGATTGGTTAATGGCTGGAATCCTCTAACCTTTGGTTCTTGTACCCGGAACATTGGTATATAGTTTGGATTCTGTTCGCGAATAGCCGCAACAGAATTGACATCAAGAACACCAGCATCAACTAACTCATCCATAAGAGTATTATTGTATTGTAGCAGCTCCTGATGAACAGCAGCCATTCCTGGAGATTCTGCTTCAATCTGTTTAATGGTTGCATCTGCCAGTTGTCTATCGGATAATCCTTCGACATCTTTCGGTTTAATTCCTGCAATAAGTCCTTTCTCATCGTAATCTAATGCACGTTTAGATGTAGCATATGCAAGAAAATCGTCCATCTTTCCTTCTATCGGTTTGATTATTTCCTGTAGTGACTTGCCGACTTTCTCCGTACCTCTATAAATACCGCCTTTCAGATACGTTTCAGCTTTGCCAGAAACACCACGGGATAAACGGGCTTGGGCATATGGGTTCTTGTCAAACGCCAAATCCTTACCACCTAATTGTTTTGAAGCTTTTTCTAATGGCCGGAGGTCATCGACCATAGCAGTCATAACTTTATCGAACGACCATTTTGATTTAACTTTATCAGGAGATGTATTGATTTGTTTTTTAACAATTTCTTTAGGGTTAAGAATATCGACTGGCTCCCGGTTAATTGGTGCTTCTCCTTCTCGCAACCGGACTAATGAACCGCCATTACTTGCGGATTCAATCGGTTCAAAATCCCTACCAGATTTCAATCTAGTGAAATCACCTTTTGGTTGGACTTTTTCAGCTGTCGCCGCTGCTTCCTGCATGTCTCTCATTTTTGTAACAAAAGATGAAAAATCACCTTTTGGTTCTGCTTCTGTCATGTGCTGTGCTCTTAATTCTCGTAACGCATCAATGCCTTTTGCTTTGTTAGAAGAAAGAGAATCTACAACGCTTTCACTTGGTCGCCCAGTATAGGTAGGTACTTCGCCTTTAGCAAGTTTACCGAGCTGTTTAGAAATAACATCACCAGCACCACGTAATAACGGGTCAGCTACAGCGCCCGCTCCTGTGCCTATTGCAAGGTGTTTAAGATTATCCTTATAGTTGTAGTCATCTGGATTCAATCCTTCTCTGATGGCTATTTCAGCCGCACCCAAACCTGCTCCAGTTGCCGCCCCTTCCTTAGCATATTGAGCTAGTCTGCCGAATCCCTTCGCTTCTTTTGCTCCTAAACCGATTGCTTTTGCACCCTTAGCAGCACCAATACCAGGTACGAGATATCCGAGACCACTTGTGGCTAGATCGGTAACGCCGCCTTCTCCAATTTTACGATGTGTATTGTAATATTGGTCCCGGTCGTTTACCCTCTTATCCACGTTTGATAAAGCACCGAGAGAAGCTGAATCCAAGAATCGATTCATGCCCCTTGCAACTTCCTTGGTGGACTTAGACTGCTTATGATGAAGGAACTTATTAGTAGCTTCCTCTTGAGACACATCATCAAAAGGGTTAAAAAACTCAGCCGCTGCTTTAGTTGCTTGGCCGAGCTCTGACTTTTTTAGATTCTCGATTAGCTTAGGGATGCCTTTCTTTTTCTCTTTATTATTAGCCTGATGTTTGAGTAAGGCGGTAAATGGTTCATCCTTACCTTCTTTGTTCCGTTTGGCAAGAGAGTTTAAGATGTTATCCTGCTTGTCGGCAACAGTTTTCACATTTTTCTCGCGGGCATCCATCCATTCCCGGAATTCCGCAGCTTCACTTTTGGATAGCCCTTTCAATTCCATGACGGTATCGAATTTATCATTCTGGCTCTTCCCGAAAAACTTATTGCTAGGGAGAGGATTGATTAAATCCTTCTCCCATTGCATAGATCGCCCTTTCTCTGCACTTCGGCTGTTAAAAGTAGGGCTGTCATATTTGATGTTCCCTGAACGTCTCGGAGAACCTTTTTTCTTCTGAGGAACAGTGGCCGTCTTATTTTCTTCATATAGTTGTTGGGCTGATTTCTTTTGCCCGAATTTCAGAAATGGATTGTATGCCATCTGTTACCCTCCCATAAGCTTCATTTTGTCCCATGCTGTTAGCTTTTTATTATCTCGTACAGAAGGAATTGCACCTGGATAAATGTCCTCAATTTTCTTTCTGGCCTTACTGCGGCCTTTGTTCAAGTTTTTCGATTCGGTTTCATAATACTTGCCAAGGTTTGACTGATTAGATTTATATTTCTGCCCTTTCCACTCTTTGATTAATTCATCGTATGGATCAGAGCCGGCAGAACCGCCGAGGGCTTCCTGTGCTTTTGCTAATGCTTCTTCATAATCAGCCTGTGCCTTGGCTGCCGCTCGCGCCTCCCTTAACCGTTCTGCGTATTCATCCTTTGCTAATTCAGCTTGTGCCGCTGAGGTTCCAATTTTCCTCGCTTGTGCCATACCGTTTTCAAACGCATTAGCTCCGTACATTTGGGCGAAGATATCTTTATATTTCTGTTCATTGAAGTTATAGACCATCATTCACCCTCCTAGTACCAATGGTTTTTATTCCAGAAAGCAAGAGCGTTTTCTGGGGTTTTATATCTGTCTTTTACGTATTGAGCCATCATGATTAGCTGATTTACTGGATTGTCATAGCTTAAGCCTGTTTTCTTTTCATACTGCGCTCGTGTTGATTTCAAGAACTGGCCATATCCGTATGCGGTAGATTTTGGGTTTTTAGCCGTTGGATTAAAACCACTTTCCCTTTTAACAATCTCTGTAAGGATTGGTACCCATGCAGAGTTGACTTTTCCGGTTGCGACTGCTGCCGCCATGTTTTTATTGAAACTTGCTGTACCCTTTGCGGCTGAACCGCCAGAGTTGCTGACAGTAGAAATGGCGCCTGTAGAAGCATTGGTATACCCATTAATAGCCGCTTGGTTCTTGGAAAGTTCAATATTGCCGTTGTATTGCGTTTCGTACATCTTCCATGCCATTTCTTCACCGAATTGCTTTTTATTCCATTCCAAATTTGCTTTATCGGTTGCAGACATATTATTGAACGTGTATTTCCGCCATGCATCATCAGAAGCAAATTGTTTTTTCTGCCATAACAATTCCTGCCGCCATTGGTTATCCGCCATGTTGTCTCTGCCTTTTTGATACTCAAACGTTTTATCCCATTTAGCATCTTCGAGTTTATCCCGTGCGGCTTGGTAAGTGTCCTGCCCGTTGTACTTCCCGGTAACCTGCGCCTCCTGTAAAGCATTCATATATGCATCTTGGCTGCGCTTATAATTTGTATCATCCGCATAACGCTGGTCAGAGATAGAATCACGACCGAGGTTATAATTCCATTCATTTGCATATCGATTATCTGTTACGGCATCTCTCTCACGCTGGTAGCCCAATTCATCCGCCCTGCCAGTTGCCTCAAATAACGCCTGCGCCCGCTGTGCTTCTAGTTGGGCAATAAGCGCCTGTTCCTGTGCCGGATTATTGATATCGCCAATCTGACGATCATAGTCATTCATCTGTTGCTGTTCCTGTAGTGTTAAATCACCAAGAGACTTTTGACGAGCCGAAGCAAGAGCTGCTGTAGCTGTCACATTTTCACCAGATGAGTTAAGACCGTTTGCCGCCATCATTTCCTGTAGCCGCTGAACATTTTGAGCATTGACCACATCTGCTTGATTACGGGATGATTGATACTGTGTACCGGTCTCCGCTTTCTGCTGATTGATCTTGCCGATGGCTTGGGACTGTGAATTTCTATAAGCTAACAGTTGCGCTTCTTTTTGTTGGTCCCATATAGAGTTGACTCCATCCAATTGCTGTTTCAGATACGCCTGTTGGTCCCATTTAGCCGTATTGTTGGTCGGTAACTGATAGGCACTGTTATCGGTTGGAGTAGTAGGTAAAGGCGTATATGACGGAACTGCAGACGGCGTTTTAGGTAATGCATAATCTTGGCCAGTCAGATTTTTGTAGTGCTGTAACTGGGCTGTAATATCCATATTCTGATTTTGGCGGTTCTGTATAACCGTCTTAGTTCGCTCAATTTCCTGGTTCTTATCCGTATAAGTTTGCTTTGGTCCAGAAGTTCCGAAGCCAATACCCCATCCTGCTTTAACTGCCATCTTCTCACTCCTTTATATAAAAATAAGACGAGCCGAAGCCCGTCTTTTAGACATAAAAATACACCTAGATAGGTGCTGAGTTACTACGCATTATGTTCCTGTTTTAAAACTTGCGGAGATGCTAAAATCATTTCCTTTTCTTCTTCACTCAACCTCCCTTTATTAACTTGACCTTGCAAGTATGGTTCATCAACTTTTCTCATAATCCACATATTTAATAAAAACGTATAAACTGGATTCATTTAATCATCCCTCCATCACCATTAAAATCATATTTTCTAACATTTCAATACGTTTTTTATCGGTCGGAAGTGCTAACTCCCCCATCTCGAACCATCCTCTATCTTCGTTGTATTCCATTTCTCTTTCTTCGATAACTGCACCTTCTGGCATAGGTTCGGATGATTCCCATTCGCCTACATTAATAATCATTCCATTTAACACAATAACTTTTTTCATCATTTTGCTGTCCACCCCGTATTCCCTGTACCATTGGTTTTTATATAAAGAGTAGTTGTCGTTGACCCTCCACTAGTTCTTAGATAAAGAGTCCCTGGTGAAGCGGTAACTTTCCCTTCGGGTACTACGTCTCCTGAAATAATTAGACGGCTGTCGACAACTTTTTGCCATGGAAACCACGACCCCGAAATTGTTCTTGTCCGGTGATAAATTTCATCACCACTTATAGCCTGTGAAGCTATTTGTTTCGCTCCTGTTGTGTCTTTATCAGCTATCACTTGGACTAACCACGGACGCTCACTGCGAGAATCAGAGAAAGGTAGAGATGTTGTGTTTGAACTATCACATGTATAGGATCCATTACTAATCAAATCATCTAAGTTACCTGCGTATTTTTTTGTCGTGGGCGTTGCGGTCAGTTTAACTTCATTAATCGCATTAACAACATTTGATTTATCGTTTGTAGTCAAGTTGGCTAAGGGACCAATTTTATTATCTACTTGTCTTAGTTCTTCTTTTGTCGCCGCCCCTATAGGGGTTGTGCCATCGCCAATTCCTGAGCTAGCATTCCACCTCGCTCTTTCTTCATCAGTGATATGTTTTGAGTTGTCAGCTGTATGACCGTCTAACTTCAAGCTAAGCCCCTTTGAATAACTTTTTAAAGCAACCAATAATTCTTGTACGGTTGAACCTGTTAGTTCCTCAATTTGAGCAGCACCGATATTAGATGCAGCCGATGGTTTATTAAGCGCATCAATAAGACTGTTAATGAATTTTCTTAATTCTTCCGGCGGGGCATCCCAATACTGTTTTAATTCTGCAGCCGACATACCGGCGCTCCCATAGTTCGGCAAATCAGGCAGATTTGCAATTAATTTAGAGATTTTATCTAATTTGGGAAATGCCATCTACTTCACCTCGCTTTGATAAGAATATTTAATACCTAGGCTAAGGATCCCAAGCCCTTCATCTAAATAGTTGTTTTCAAAAATCAACTGAAAATGCGTTACTTTTTTCGCTTTCACCTTAATTGCTTTCTCTGCAGGAAATGAAGCGAAAACAAAAGAAAAATTTCTAAAATCTATATTATTGAAATCCAGAACGCCTATTTTAGTAGATTTCAAAAGATTTGAAGTTTTCTTATCTGACCTATAATAAATATCAGCCCCACCCCTACCCATAGGTTTAAGCGAGTAAAATACTTTAGAAATCATTTTCTTCCGCTCATCTGCGCCAAAAGTAAAATATTTCGACTTCCAGACAGCTTTGATAGCTTGCCCATCGTCATTATACGGTCTAGGATCGGAATGTTTTTTAAAACGATATAACAATCCCTCTTTAGAACTACCAAAATATAATTGCCCGTTAAGTTCAAGGAAACAAGAAGCAGGAATATTGTCATAAATGAACCATTCGCCATAAGGATTGGTTTCTGAGCGTTGAGCATAATCGAACATGTAGACATTCCCGTTTAAAGCCAACCAATACTTTTTATCAAAATCAACGGAAACTGCTCGATCCAAGTTTGGCTCTTTTAAAAGCCTGTCATCAATATTAGCTGATATATGGCTGACATTCCTTTCATCACGAACAGTAGAAGATGTTAGCATAAACACACCATCTTTAGACAATGAAACAGGGTTATTCTCAACGATTTGAATAGATTGTCCCGCCATTGTCCCGATTGTGTCATTCAATGGCTTAGATGGGAACGTAGGGTATCCATCGCTATCTATTTGATAGGTTACTTGGTGCTTCCCCCCTGTGCGTTCAACAATGAGAGAATCATATTGTTTGGCAAACCCCATAATCTTTTCTTTCGACTTGTAAAATCCATTCTCAGGCCAGTAAGTAACATCATATAACCCGCTACGGAACATGACATCAGGCATATCGGGATTACCAGCCAAGAATACACGGGAATCGTTCGCACCACCAAAGAATGTATGGAATCGGCATTTTTTAATTTTGTTGGGCATGTCGGTTGCCGGCTTTCGCGCTGTGATAATGACGTTGTTTGTTCCTTTAGGTGGGGCGGTGTTAAAATCTATAAATCCTTGTCCTGGATTATAGTTAAATGCCCCTGTATCTGGAATATTTTTTCCATCCACTTGAACCCTTATATATTCACTAACTAACCCTTTTTGAGATAAGAAAAATCGTTTATCTTCTCCGTTTCCGCTGAAACTTTCTCTGAAGTCAGTACCCAATAAATTAAAATCTTCATGAAAGGTACCACCCCCTGTGGGATCTTTAGAGATGAACATTGTAGGAATATAAGGGTCAATAGGCAGGAAGTTAGTGCCATCATATTGCAACAAGTCCTTACCATCCAGTACATAACACTTATCATTCATGGTGAAAAAATCAACTCTGTTGTTGGCCAGTTTGTCATAAATTACGATCGGCTGATTATTCCCCGATTGTTTATAGAGCTTCGTACCATGCGCCATTAAAAAAATCGCTGTTCCATCTGTCTTAACGAACTCATAAAGTCCATTAACTGGGCCCGAACCAAGTGATGTAGGGAATACCCTCTCATATCCCGTCCGCTTATTCAGCGCCCCTCGCTCATCGATGTTCATATTCAGCATTTCCGGTGATTGCGACTGATCTATTTGAGTAGGCGTGACACCTACGTTCATTCCTTTAAACGGTTCAATGCGGAGTAAAGGAGGCTCCGCAGGTGCTTGTGTATTGAATTGAATCATGCGTTACCTCCTTACCAATTAAAAACGTTCAGTATTGTTTGCGGATAGTCGTTATTGCGCTTATACAAGGCTTGCAGCTTGGTGTAATACAGATTCATGAGCCTATCGGCAATCGTTACATTTTCATCTGCTAGAGCCATGCCACCCATGTAATAAGGGATAATTTGCTGTGCGTACTGATCTACTTCAAACTCATAGGAATCTGGCGTTTTATCGTCCAATTCTGTTGGATTCTTATGATATATCAATTCAAATGAGCCGGTAACGTTCGATGGTAGACTAAAGCTGCGCCCCTGCACCCTAAACGGAAGAAAAGGACTGCCGTTTAATAGCATGCTCCCCATTTCCTTAAAATCTTTCGGCAAGTCATAGCGAGTATAACCTGTTGAATTGTTGCCGAACTGTTCCATATAGAAGGATGACTCGATTGGGATCTTTTCACTTATCTCAAATTGCGCATCATTCGCGAACCGATTCATCCGGTTCAAATAGTCCGCATTCTCATTGTCTGGAATGAGCGTTCCGTCAATGGAATACTCAGCCATGACGGATAACGCTCTTTTCTTTGCTTCACCGAGGTTCATTCAAAAACCCCCTATTTGATTTCGTCAAATTTGTCCATGTCATATTCAGCTTGTAATGTCTTGGCAACTGATTCATTGTAGACATCTGCAACCACTTGTGGCACTTCTAGCTGTTTCCCAACCGCTAGCACCCACTTCTGCCCATTAATGATTACTTCTTGGTGTGTGGCTCTATTAATTCGGTCTGGTTGGATAAACAATTTTGTTTTCGGCTGCTTAAGGATCGCTTCTCTCTCAGACAAAAACTCGTTTTCTACTTCTTTTTGTGTTTTGTTAGCCATTTCAATTCCTCCTAAATATAGGAGAGCCTAAGCCCTCCTTAGTTAATTGCTGATTCATAACGGACGATACAGTTCTCATTCAAACGGATAGCTGTAAATGCTGATTTCCAAGCAACAGTGCTGTATAGGTTCATAGGGTTTGATGTATCAGAGTGATCGCCTGCAGAGTTTTTAACAATGATTTCTGGCTTAGATGAACCTTGGATATCAGGGATACCATAAGCATCTTCACCGATAACAATCGTTGCGTATACATCGATTGGTGGCGTTCCTGCACCCGTACCAGCATAAACAGGAGCTGTAGTGGCTTCCATGAAGTAGATGCCGTACATTTGCCCTGCAATACCTTGTTCACGGTTCTTAGTGTCAACATACGTGTTTTGGTCTTTCCATTCTTGCATCTGCATGATATTAGCAATGACTTCCGGATGAGTGAATGCAAGGTAGCCTTTACCGCCAGAAGGTAGCTTGATTTGTTTTACATTGTTTTTCACCAAAGTTGTACGAATCTTAATGATGTCTGCCGCAGTGATTTTATCGCCTGCCGCTACTTGGTTACGCGCAGTCTTGGAGTTTGCATAACGTACATTTGTACCGGCTGCAAGCAAGTCACGAACGATAACATCCATAGATAGTGCCGCATGATCTCCAAACATTTGCGCTGTTTCTGTAAGCACTGGGTCAAGGCCTGTCAAGTCCAAGAAGTCAGATAGTTTTGTCCATGCACCGTATTGCTTTACAGTAGCCGCAATTTTAGTGATGGATAAGTCAATAGCATCCGGTGTTGTACCCTCTACAATGGCTGTAGTGGACAATGCAGGCAGTTCCATACGGCGGAAAGAAGTTGTTGCCCCTGCACGCTTAGGAATATTGGTTTTCTTACCGTATTTCATGAAGACAGTCTGATCAATCAAGCGCTCCAATAGTGCGCGTTGGTAAAATTCAGCTTGTTCTGCTGTTAAAGCGTTATATGCTGCTCCTGTTTGAGCATAAGTTTGTGTTTTTGTCGGCATCTAATTGCCCTCCTATAATTGGTTTCGTTCTCCCCGTAATACTTGGTCAACCATGCTGTTAAAGTCATTCTTAGAGAGCTTAGCAACACTCGAATTATGATTGACCTCAGCACCACCCAAGGCTCCCGGTGAACTGTTTTGATTTTGTTGAAGCTTTTGTATAGCTTCCTGTTCTTTCTGTTGGCTGAGTGACTTGTAAGTGGAACGCAAATAAGCATCTAACAATGAGATGCCCGTTTGTTCTTTCAATGTCCATGCTTCCGGTGGAATCTGATCAGGCTTCACATCCGGGAACTCTGAAACAAATTCATTTACTTCACGTTGAAACATTTCTTGCTCATGCTGCTGTCGTTGGATATCCCTTAATTGCTTGATTTCTGGCAGTTCAGATACCAGCTGTTGAAACTTATCCGGGTCTATGCCAGCTTCTTGGTAACGCGCATTCTGTTGTTCTCTCTCCCAATCATCCAAGGCTGCAACCATTTGTTCATGGCTATCGAAACCGGATGCACGGGCGACACGGTTAAGGTATTGTTCCTGCTCCTGTGCCTTCTGCTGTACTTTGTCATAGTTCATGCCCTTTTGGATGTAGTCCGGAGCTTCATCATAGGACACTTGGCGTTCTTCTTTGTTGTACTTTACTGTGAAGTAATCCTGTGGTTGGGATTCTTCCTGTGTTTCCTGCTGCTCTATTGGTTGTTCTGTAACTTCTTCAACTTCTGGCTCGATGGTTTGGTTGCCATCTTGTAACATTTCTTCTTGCATATAAAATTCTCCTTTCGACTATGGTTGGTCGAATTATTGAGCAGTTTACCGTCATGCTAAGGACAATAAATTATTTAATGATTTCCCAATCTTCGGCGAGAATATCACCTATCGAAGGAACCCACATAGCATGTGAGCCTTGTGCATTCTTAATCTGTAAATATGGCTCAACTTTGAATAAATCCCCTTCATTAAGCCCCCAAGCTTCTGCCGTTTGCTTATTAGATGGGATTCCTTGCGGATAGCCTTTTTGATAAACAACAAACATTCCTTTGCCATTCCAACCAAGACGAAAAATCTTTTCACCTTGTTTAACTGCTTCTAATGCTTGACCGAATTTCATCATTACTCCTCCTCATAATAAAAAGACCTACTGTTGAGGTCCCATAATCGCTTCCATATACGCTTGTTGTTCTTCTGGCGGCAGCTTTTTAAATTGTTCCTGCTGATGCTTAGGTAGTTGCGCAAGTAACTGGTCAAAAGGATGAGGCTGGTTTGCCTCTGCTTCCTGTTGTGCCTGCATATCCGTTTGCTGTTGTTGCATGGCCGCCTGTGCTTGCTGTTCCTGCTGCATCATCTGCTGTTGTTGCGCTTGCTGTTGTTGCATCATTTGTTGCTGTTGCATACGCTCCTGTACGCTCTTAAGCAATCGGTCCTTGAAAGGAATTACGTTCTTAGGAGCAAAGCGTAAATATTCCTCTAAAGTGATCTGTTGCGTATCGAATAACTTATCAAGCGATGTCATCATAAGTGATTCTGAATAAGAAGATGAAGGCCCGACATCTATTTTTAGGCTCATGTCTACATCCGCATATTCAGAACCGTTAAATGGTTCTGGCTTGGCTTCTTCATCATCATCTTTCATTGGCACCATACGAGTGGTATTGTACTTAGTCTTGAAAAACTCCAACCATATCAACCCTATATCTTCTACCGCTTGATAGAATCGCCGTTTGATAGATTCCAACGGAACGCCTGCTGCCTTTTGCAAGAGCATAATAGCCGTTGCGTTAAGCTGCCCTGTCTTCTGTTCACCGAGCATGGATTCATTTGCCCCATTGATTTCACGGGTATACGACAAAAAGGCATCCACTAATGCAGATGCTTGGTTGGACATTGTGCCCGGATTCATGTATTGAAGAGCATTGTTTACACTGCCCTGTGTGCCACTGTTTACATGGATCACTTCACCAGGAGTGTTTGTTATTTGCTGATGTACCAGGTTCTTGTCAACAATCATCTTAGGCCATCCTGTAAGCTGTACAGAAAGCAATTGCATAGCCATCAGCATGTTAATGCTCTTTTGGTTAGGTATAAGTCCCTCGACATCCGAAACGCCGAATATAGACCGTTTACGGCGCTCCCATTGCATGACAACAACCGGATATAGTTTGATGCCTAATTCTGTCTTAGGCTTTACCACGATATTACCAGACACCTTCATGAAGTACACTTGACCATTTTCCTTCCAGTACTTCGTGATGACTGTTGTTTTGTCGGAATCTTTCATTTCCTTCTTAGCCATGTCATAGCCTTGGTCCTCTGTTTCCTTGTCGCCTACAATAAGGGATATCATGTCTTTGGATACACCGGAAGATTTAGCGAGCTCTCGGACATTCTTTACTAGGTCACGATAGGTAATAAGAATATACGGCTGTTCTTGCACTCGATGATTCTGAGGATTGCCAGGGAAGAAGTTGACCGGATCAATGACTTCTCCTTCCATCTCACCTTGATACTTTAGCTTATTGCCACCTTGCTTGCTGTTATCCCAATAGTAATGCCAGATACAAGGGCCTGTTGTTGCACCGGATTCCAATGCTTCTTCATTCAGTTGATCCTGCTTAATGCGCTCCCATGTAGCATCTGAAAACCGTGTAAACTTTTCAGCAGCCTCAAACTCTGGTGTTTGTTCTTCTACATCCAACGCCGTGTAAACCATACGGATGTTCTCATTCATTACAGAAGCTACCTTATGATTGATAATCTGCTTGATGATATTGAACACTGGCCGCGGTAAATCTCTGGTCGCATTCGTTGGAGCAGGCCATTGATCGCCAGACTTGAACCGTTCATATTCAGCCCACTTACTTACATAGCCCTTCTTATACTGTAAACCTTCCTTGTACTGGTTCTGTACAGCACTGGCGGTTTCCAACATGCTTTCATTCTTCTTCACTTACTCACCTACTTTCTGCCGGTCCATTCATCCATTCAGATAGGATGTTAGGGGTCAGCTCCACTTCTTGGGGCTTACTGTCCGGCAATGGGCTCTTAATCTCCATCTGCGGCTTCTCATCGTGCTTTAGTTCATACTGCCACTTAAGCCCCATATGAACGCCCTTCAACGTAAATAAGCCCGTTACCAGTGCGGTAACAGGAATACATACAGCTAATACAATCACCATATCATGTACCCGCTCCTTTCAGGTTCGTTTGATTGGAACATCCAATGCGGATCTTGTTTTCTGCCTTTCTTCTGTTCTTCCATGTAAATGATAGCTTCGTCATTCAAGGCGTATCGTGTCATGTCGATAGCATGGTTGTTTTTGTCTGGATACTTGGCTTTAAAGTTGCCATTAGCATCCTTCTCTAGCTCATAGGTTAAGAACTCCCTTGCTGTCTCTGGACAACGTTTGTCATCGATTATGATTGCTTCAAGGCTCTGCAGGAACTTGATACCGTATTCAACCGTATCTGGTCCCTTCTTCACGCCTGTTACCCGTAAGCCATACTGAGCAAGCTCATATATACTCTTTGGTTCGGCTGAATCAGCATAGATCAGAGCATTATCCCTGTTCTCAATCGCTATATGTTCATATGCAGCATAATTGGATAAACCAACCTTATAGAACTCATGGAAGATGTACAGGCATTTCTTCTTGCGGTCGTAATGCATGACACCATAAGAGAATGGATCTATTGCATATCCAAAGTCAATACCTCGCTTGATATTCTCAAATGTGCTAATTTCTTGGTCTGAGATAGGCCGTATCTGTACATTGTCAAATACTTCCCCGCCTGTCCCGACAACTTCACCGAGATATTCATGAGCATATGCCATAGGCTTTGTTTCTTTTAGATGTTCTGCCTCGACAATAAATTGATCCCCAAGCCATTGCCGGGGGACTGTTAAGTAATTGCTATGATGGAATAACCGGTCATCCCTGGTCAGCTTCACTTCTGCGTTCACCCAGTTGTTAGAAGATCGTGGAGGGTTATAGCTGTAAAAGACTGTAAACTTCTCACCGCCACGCATAAGGGACTGGTTTATCATTCGTATTTCTTCCATGCCATTGAACTCATCAATTTCCTCGAACCAGATAAACTTGCAATATCCCTTACTGAACTTGATAGATTTAATCTTCTTTGGATTGTCTGCCCCACGGAAGATTATCTTCTGTCCAGTAGGAATGTAAGTAAGACCGAGAGGGCTTATACTCTTATGCCAGTATGCATCGACACCAAGCATTTCAATTGCCCAAGATAGTTGCTCATACACTGAATCCTTTAGAGTGTCTTTTACCTTACGCATGGATACAGCGTTTGCTTGTGGATCGTTCATGATGCCGAATATGATTTCAATAGCGACAAAGGAAGATTTCGTACTGCCCCGGCCGCCTCCTAACCAATAATGGGTATGGCCATCTTTCTTTAGGTCGTTGTGTATCTTCTTGAATGAAGGAGCGATGACATCCGAAAGCTTAGGCATCGTCCTCACCTATGTCGTCTATGATGGTTACACCCATATTGCCAGTGAGGTTCTTGTTGTCTGTCCACATAGCGTAGCGCTTGCCTATAAGCTCCAAAGCCTTCAACCTATCCTTAGCGCTTATACCTTTGGTGACTATTTCAGGGCCGCTTTCACCGAATACTACAACATCCTCTTGCTCCTCATTACGAGCAAAAGAAGTTACTGTCTGCAGCACTTCCTCAGCGCTCATGATACGTTTATCAGCTAATTCCTTTAGTCTTTCATCAATGTAGGCTTTCAAGTGAGGTTTTCTGAGGTTTTCATACCCCATCTCAGTTGCAGTCTTTTCACTGTATCCTGCTTTAACAGCAGATTCTGAGGCGTTCCCACACTCTATATAATAATCTGCAAATCGTTTCTGTTTCTCAGTCAGTTTCATTTCAAATCACCCACCCCCTTCTTATCCGCCACCCAACCATTATTAGTTGGACAACGTAAAAAAGGGCACATAGAAATGCCCTCATTGATCTTGTTTACCCATATGCATGATGTGCATTTCTTCATGTCCTTCCCTCCATAATAAAAGAGCACCCCCGAAAGGATGCCCTTCTGTACTAACCACCTGGATTAACTCTACCCATAGTTTCCACCACCTTGATATGTGCCGTCTTTATTGTTTCGACAAATATCGTTGGTTTCCTGCAATTCATTTCTAATAACACAGG